AGAATGGGCGTACATTACCCTTAGAGTTAAGTCTTTGCAGAATCGCATTGTTCTGCGTTAAGTTATCAGCCAATTCACCGCTACGACTTTGAATGGTGGTAGCGATAATATCGGTGATTGCTGAGTTAGCAAATGCCATGATATATCCTTATAAAAGTTAATTAAAGCCTACCGCTCTCTGCTTCGGTCATTTGCGCCATTAACAGAGAACGCCTGTCCTTTGCTTCGACTTTCGCCTGCGTTCCGTTAGGAGTAACGGATTTTGGACTAACAGCCGTTGCTTTGGCTCGTGCTACTTGCTGGGCCTGAGATGCTTGTTTTTTTGCGTCAGTCAGGAGTCGTTCCTGTTCTATCGCCCAAACTTCATCGTTTAGCCTTACAGCTTTGGCATAAGCCGTTTCAAGGTCGGGTGCTTTACCTAGCTCAAGTAGTTGAGCCATTTCTTCCCTAACCATGTCAAAGTGCGGAAACCGCTCTTTGTTACTTCTTACACGCTCGATTTCACCAGCCAAGCGTTGTTGTTCTTCTTGCTCAAACCTTGACTTTATCGTGCTAACCTCTTGATTAACTTGATAAAGTTGCTGCATTAACTGTTGTGTATAAGCATCAGTTGGTGCAGTTGGTTGTGCATCACTATTTAAGTTTACTCCATAATCTTGTGCAAGTCTATGAAACATTTGCACTTTTTGTTCATATGGGGCTTTGGTCAACATCATATGCGCCCGACCAAGATTACTTATCCAAGCGGCAGGATGGATTCCTTGTGCTTGGAGTTCGGGGATAAACGGGTTAATTGCTTCCTCAAGCACCTTTGCTCGTTCCGCTTCCGCTTTATATACGCTAACGCCCTTTTTAAATTCATTCTCTCGTTGGTTAAGGTATTCAAGGTGTTTTTTGCTTTCTTCTTTAGTTAATGTTTCGCCTTTGGCTATCTTGTCCCATAAAGGTAATAGGTCTTTCTTCCAAGTTGTAGGCTTTGGTATATCGCTAATCTCAGGTTGTTCTTCGGGCTGTTCGGCTTCAGTCGTATCTTCTGCAATATTCTCAGGGCCTGCTTCCTCTGCTGGCGTTTCATCTTTAGCGACAAACTGACCCTTTTCATTGCGAGCAGGTTCATCTTGAGATGCTTCGACTTGCACTTCCTCATGTTCTTCCTCTGTATCTACGGGTTTACCCTCATCTTGAGGTTCTAGCACATCCTCTAACGCTGCTTCCAACATCTCTCTGCGGTCTGCCATGTCTGCTCCTTAACGATAGTTTAGTTTGGCGTAAGCAAGTTCGGCAATCTTGCGTTTACGGGTTTCTTGGTCTTTACGGCTTAATTCAACAGGCTTGTGTTGCAAAGGCACATCGTTGCCTAGTTCAATCATTTTGTGCTGTTTAAGGTGTTCCCGATGGTGGCTACGGCTTTTAATCCATGTGCCGTCAACCTGAGATACATAGCCTTCAATATCTGACATAACCATTGGGGCTTCTTTGGCGGTCATTTCTTCTTTTTGCCGCCAAGCTTCTTCCGCTTCAGGTGTGCCAAGGGTAAATCCCCAAAACTCCAAATACTTTTCTTTATCGGTTTTGGCTTCCACATGGTTGCCTTCAGAGTAGCCACACTTAGGGCAAATCATCACATTCTCCTTATTAATTCAGGCACTTTGTCATATTCATGGGGTCTTAGTGCGACCACCGAATCGTACCAACGCCCGTTTTTCCAACGCCAACAAACAAATTCTTCTTTAGGCAAAAGCACAATCGTCTTGATTCCTAATGCCCCAGCTAAGTGAGCCGTGCCTGTATCTACCGTCACAATGCCCTTACAGGCTTTCATATGTTGGGCGGTCTGCATCCAGTTCTTCTTCCAGCCATCGTTAGGCAAGGGGTGGAATGGCCCTTCGGTCTTGGGGTTTAGGGAATAGCAGTTATCCCCCACCAGTTTGAGCATTTCACGGCTATCTATGGATTTGATGTAATACAAAGACTTTGCCGATGCTTCCCAGTTCACCCCAATCTTTGCAGGAATATTGCTAGGCGTAGCTTCCAAATAACCTTCTGAGCCGACAATCTTTTTTGTATTAACAGGAAATAAGCTTTTAACATAAGGCTGTGAGCATGATATGTAATATGGTAATGACATTGAGCCAATCCAGTAATCGGCTTCGGGGGCTTCCCCTTTGTCGATTTCGTTAGTAATTACATCAATACATTCCATTTGCCCGATAAGGTAGTGCAATGAGGATTCTTGCAAAACAATGAGTTTCTTAGCCCCCAAGACTTTTAAGGCGGGTAAAAAGCGATAGAACTGCAATACATCGCCATAGCCTTGTTCCATCTGCACCACAATGGATTTTCCTAAAAGGGATTCTCCACGCCATACAGGGATTGAAAGAGCGGGGGTATAGGGCGTTGATTGCTCCCCCATGATTTCTTTGTGCCATCGGTATTCAAAAAGCCTAAAACCCGCTTCGTAACGCCCAGCGTGTAAATGGTCGTAGGCTAATTTGTATAAGGCTTTTATATCAGTAGTAATATGCTTTCCTCGTCATCTAGTTCTGCTTTGCGTTTAGCTTCTAGGATGGCGAGTTCAGTCTGTAACCTTGCTACCTCTTGCCTATAAGCAACCGCTTTTTGCAGATTGTTTCTTTGGTTCTCAAGGTAGGCGATAGACTGCTCTAGTTCTGTAGTATCGACTGACGGTATATCAGCCTTAACCTCTTGAATAGATTGTAGTTTATTTCGTTTTGCTTTTGCAACAATTTTTGGTGGGTCAATAGCGTCACGGAGTTGTTGCTTTCTCCGTTTCTTAGCTTCTTGCTGTGCCTTGTAAAGGGCTAATTGTTTTTCCCGAATCTTGCGGTCTAGGTTTCTAGCCCTACGGATTTCTTCAGGGGTAAAGCCGTCATGGGTATCTACGCCTGTAGGCGATGGGGCAGGGCCTGTTTCACCAATCAATAAGGCGGTGTCGTTTTCATCGGTAGTGTCAAGGATTCCTGATACATTGACTGCACCTAGCAAAGCTGCGGTGTCTGTGCCATCTGTAGCACTTAGTACGCCACTTACAGCTACTGCGCCTGTGAACTGGTCGGTGTCAGGACTATCGGTGGTATCTAATACCCCATCAACTCTATTTTCACCGCTTAGTAATGCGTAATCTGTGCCATCGGTCGTGTTAATTTGACCAGCAACTAAGACCTCGCCTGACAAATTAGCGGTGTCATTGTTATCCGTTGCATACAGAATACCTGTGATAACGGGCAAACTAATGTCCGATATTGCCTGTTCAGAAAAGGCGTTAAAGCCTAACATCTTATAGGACTACCCAACGAGAGCCGCTAGATACGGTGACCGTTACACCGTTTGATAAGGTTACTGGCCCTGCTGACATAGCGTTATCCGTAGATGGAATAGTAAAGCTAGTGCCAATGGTCTTGTTGTTAGTCACAATACCGTTACTTGCCCGTTGGATTGGGGCGGTTTGGGTTGTGCCATCGAAAGTCAGGTTAGCCGACTGGTTAGGTGTGGTTGTGCCTTGACCATACGGAATGTAGTTAGTTGTATAAGTAAACGGTACATCAGGTGCGGTATTGGTAACCGTAAAGCTAGGATATGTGCCTGATACCGATATGCCCGTTCCTGCCGAAATACTTACAGTTTGGTCAGGTGCAGTATTGGTAATTGTAAAGTTAGGGTATGTGCCACTAGTGCTAATGCCTGTGCCGCCAGTCAAACTTACCGTTTGGTCAGGGGCTGTGTTCGTTACGGTTACGCTACCAGTCGAACCCGATACGGATATGCCTGTACCAGCAGAGAGAGCGGTAACACCAGTATTGGCTATGGTTACTGAACCCGCCCCTTCGGTGATTGAGATGCCTGTGCCGTCTGTTAAGTTTGCGTTCTTCCATACGCCAATCGGGGTAGTAGATGCGTCATAAATCAATACATTACCGCTTTGTGGGCTAGTAATGCGTACATCATGGAGTTCGTCTAGTTCGTAGCCATTATCGACTTTTACATAGATAGAACCGACTGTGTTATCGACCCGCTCAACCCATCCAACCACAACTAATTGGTCAGGGGCTTGGGGTTTGGTTGTGGTTACCGCACCAGCAGTCGTAGGCGATACATACACCGTAGCACCAGCAGTTAAGCCTGTGGTGTTTAGCTTGTACAAAGCACCCGATACGATAATGAAGCCCTCTGCACCGTTAGCCATGGTTTCAGCGACTAAGCCAATCGTGCCAAAAGATGTGGCTTCTACATCAGCCCTTGCTAGTTTGACGGCTACACGGTTACCTTGTGCGCCTGAAATATAGACTGCTTGGCCCTTCGTTAAGGTTGTACCACTATCGTTATAAACCCTAGCAAACTCTTGCGTACCAATCTGTAGCGTTACATTGCCACCCTTTAATCCGTTAGACAGAACACCGTCACCGTCATCCCAAAATAGCTTGGCTACGGCAGAAGTTTCGGCTGCGGCAGTATCAAAAGTAATGGAATCAGGGGTAGATATATCGCCTGTAATACCTGAAACATTAACGATGGTTTGGCTAATTGAGCCTGTAGCGTCTGTATATACAGCCTTGCCTGCGGGGTAATCGCACCAAATCGTCTTTTGCCCTGCACTAAATGTAACAATACTTCCTGAGTTACTAGACGCTAAGATGGTGTCACGAGATAGCGTAGATGGTGCGGTATAAGTGCCAATACCCACTTCCCACTCTGAGCCACCGTCTAGGTAAACCGCATAGTAAGTGGTATTTCCTGAACCAATTTGACCAAACGAATCATAGCCAGTAACTGCCCCCGCAAGGCTAAACGAGCCTGTGCCAGTCGTGGTCGTAGTTTCTTTGACCCTATCCTTGAGGACTAAAGCCATAATTTATCCTTACTGGTTTGCTCTGATAATCGTGCCTGCAGAAATGCTTACAACCTGACCCGTTGCGATACTTGTATTGTTTAGCACCAAGTCGGCATCACTTGTGGCTACCGAACCATCCATCACTACGGTAGAACCGTTAGATTGGGTGATGCGGAAGAATGATGCCGTGCCAGTTGCTACTGCCGTGCCGTTGGTCACGGTCGATAAAGTAATCGTTCCGTTGCTATCCGTACCAAATGAGCCTGATACTGTAAGGGTAACCAGTAGGGTTTGCCCTGATATGGCGGTATTGGCGTTAACGGGTTGGCTACCTGAGTAGATGTTAATTAACGCACCTGACCCAGCGTAGGTAATTAGTCCGACTTGTTGGGCATTTCGTGTGCCATTGGAATATTTAAGATTACTGGGCATTTGTTACTCCTATGATTTTGCCGTTCTCATCACGGAGAACTTGTTTGGGTTGGTTAAGTCGTTCAATCAAAGAACCTAGTGTAGCCGTCATTTCTTGGTTACCTTGTGCAATAGCGTTGGCTATGGGGGCTAATGGATGTTCTTGAGCCTTTAGCATATCCTCATCCATCGTATATTCCTCGGCAATTCCCTCACCGCTATCTACACCAGCCGAAATACGGGCGGTTTCAATCTTAGCCCCGTTGTTAATGTAAGCCAAAAGGAGTTGGGTGTTGCGCTCAGTCATCATCTTCATTTGAGCCAACTTCATCTCCATCTCACGCTCTTGAGCGTTACGCTGTTCTTCCAGTTGGAATTTAAGCTGATTCTCTTGTGCCTGATACTCCTGTTTAGCCTTTTCCAATTCCATTTCGGCAGCCATCTTCTGCTGTTCGAGTTGGACTGACATTTGCATTTCTTGAATCTTAGCCTGAGATTGAGCCTGAATCTTTTGCACCTCAACAGGCGGTGGCTTGGGTTGGCCTTCCATCGCTTTAGCTTGATTTCTAAATTGGTCGGCAGTTTCATCAATAAGCCCTTCCATGCCTTTTCCAGCCTTAAATGCAGTCACACCAAACTTGAGCATTTCCATGAGTAATGGGGTTAATTCAGGTGCGGTTGTAGCAATCGGCAACGCATTGTTCATAAACTGGCTAACGGCTGATAAAAACTCAACACGGTCAGCCTTTTCTTGTTGCTCATCTTGGTAAATCATTGAATCGCTAGTCACTTCAATACGGAAGTTCTTTGCGGGTTCATCTTTGAGCAGTTGTAGGGCTTGTGGCACTAACTGTTGGTCTTGTGGGCTAAGTTGCATTGCACCACTAATTTTGACAATCGTATCCTCAGTAAAGTGTTTGCAGATAATCTGCGCCTTAATCTTTAAGAGTTCGGTAGCAAAGTCAACGACTGCGTGTTGTAGGTATTTAAGCCTACCCGCAGCGTTATTAGACTTAATAATCTGTGCGCCAAGCGTTTCATTGGGGTCGGTTTGACCACGCTGAATGTCGGCAATACCCATAATCTCGTAGATTTGGCCCTTAACTTGCTCCATCGCCTGATAAGCCATTTGTAAGGCTTGAGCAAATGGGGCTAAGTCAACAAGGTCAATCGCACCACGCATACCCTGTTTCTCGGCAAAGGCTTGCCAATTCTTGACTGGAATCAAGGTATTGTTTTCACCTTCAGAGAATAAACGGGCTAGGCTAGATTCGGAAGCATCGTACACACCACGCACTTTTAAGGCGTTTACAAGGCCATCAATGCGGTCTGCAAGGGTATCTAATTGTTTGGCTTGGTCTTGATAAAGAACAAAGTCAGGCACAGGCTCAAGGTTGTCTGTAGTCAGCGTTGCATACAACGGTTTGGGGCATGGAAAGAAGCCTTCTAACTGTAATGGGTCATCCTTTTCATCAAGAATCTCACCCATCGACTTGCTAATCCAAAAGACTTTACCTTGCTCTTTATCCCAAATTTCGTATATACAAGCTTGGTAATGCTCAGCAACCATTTGTTTGGTAGCCCATTTATCGGATTCAGGTTTGGTATCTAGCGGAATACGCCCGCCAACTTCTTCGCCAAAGCGGTCAATCAAAGCTTGGCGGCTCATATAAACCTTACGCCATACCGCAGTTACTTCTTCCCAAGTGCGAGCAACAGTATGACCAAAGTCACGCCAATGAACATAATCCACAGGGGCGCACTCATACTCAATGCGTTCTTGCGATTCCAATAGTTCAGCGTTTTCCGTTTCGGCTTCATCGGCATCCTCTGTAATCTGTATTCCGTTGCCTACATCTTGACCAGCCAACCCTGTGTTTAGGTCGTTTTGTTCGGCAACAATGTGTGGTTCATACCGCACCCATGCCGTGCCACGCCCACCCAATAAGCGGTCAAGCACCGCATTATCCATCGCAGAGCGGTAATCAGAATAATGTTCAATCTCATATTCCAATGCCCTTTCAAGCATCATTGACGCTACACGCCCAATCGGGTCGTTGTCACGGAATCTACGGCTTACATCAGGGCGGGGAAGTCTTGCAAAGATAGCAGGCTTGATAACCTGAACATTTGACCAAAGGATATTAAAGCGAGCATTAGGGTTATTACGGGTGCGACTGTCATCACGGTAACGCTTAATAATACGGGGTACTCGTGCTTCCCATTCCCTAAATGATTTGTCATACTGGGCGATGGTGTTGTACCAATCTTCGTAAGTCTTATTTAGCGTATCGTTCATACTTAATACCTTTGGTAATTAGTTTTTGGTGTGCTTTTCCACATTTCCTCAAGGGTCACATCAGTCTGTCCGACAAATATGCCTTTAATCGGCTGATTTTGTCTTTCAATTTCTGTTTCATCTCGCCAAGCAATAGAAAGCATCCTAAAAGCATCCGCTCCATGACTAGTCCAATCATGTCTAGGCTTATCTCGAAATACTTTCTTATCCTCATCGTATTCCCTTTGGTACTGTCGCAAGCACTCAATACCGTCTTGACATTTAAAGGCATCAAACCAAGTCCTAGCTAACGCCATTCTTGTAGCTTGAATACCGTCTTGTAATGACAGATTTGGAACAATTTTAAACAAATTTCCGCTTTTTAGGGGTAATTTATCCATTAATTGTTCAATTATTGATTTACCACCACTTGCTAGTGTTTTTGCTCTAGCGTCATGGGGTAACCAATGTGTGCCATATTCGTAGGGTCGTTCTTTAATTTGGTTGGCGTAATACACAATCGGTTGCCCGTGTGCTTCGTGGTAATCCAATACCCGAATCTCGCCATGCACCACCTGAAACCACCAAATAGCCGTGGCATCGTTGTAGCCCAAATCCCATGCTGTATGTACAGGAAACATAGGGTCGCACTCGACTTTGGTAATCCGACCAGCATCCGTAAGTAACCGCATCTCCGTGCCGTATATAGCACCCAGTATAGCAGCTTCAAAGCTACACTCAAACTCTTGCTGAAACTGGTCAATGCTCATGGATTTAAGGGCATCATCCAATTCAGCTTGTGGCAATATCTTGGTTTTACTAGCCCGTAAGACGGTGCTATACCACTCATCTTTGTTTAGTGTGGCGTATTGGTAAATGTCGTAAAAGGTGTTGTGACCCTTCGGTGTGCCGATAAATGTAGCCCAACCCTGCCTATCAGCCAATAGGGGTCGGATAACCTCGCCCCATATTTTTGGCTTCATGTCGGCATATTCGTCTAAGACTACGCCATCTAGGTATAAACCCCTAAGTGCGTCAGGATTGTCTGCACCAAACAAACGAATTCTAGCCCCGTTGAATAACTCGACCCACAATTCAGAGATATTGTGCTTAACCCTTGCAGGCTCACTAAACTGCATAAGGTAATCAAAAGCAATAGACTTAGCTTGGGCATAATACGGGGCAATATACGCATATCGGGCATTTTCCTTTGTTTCAGTCAAGGCTCGCCAAAGAATGTCATTGATACAGGCTACAGTCTTGCCAGCCCTACGGTGGGCAATGATAACAGCCCATCGTTGGGTTCTATCATGGAAGTCTAGAAATACATCCCTAGGCTTATACAGTTCAATATTGAGGTCTGTATATTCGATTACTTCTTCCATGTAACCACATATCGAATGGGTTTATCCTCGCTACCAGTATGCTCAGTACGGGCTAATTTGGGTACATGGTATTCAGCCACTTGCATAAAGCAGTCAAATGCGTGTTTAGGGCCGTATTTGGGGTCATCAGCAATGGCTTCTAACCATTCTTGTAACTTATGGCTATTACCATCAACAAAGCGTGCTATGGCTTCTCTAGCCAATGCGGTGCTTTTATTGGGGCTTCCTGCTGGTCTGCCTGCCCCTTTAGGATTATTTTTTAATTGTTTATTAACCATACTACCTCAAGTGATTGATTTAGTTAGGGTAAATTCTAATACTAAAACTAAGTTTATGCCATCTGTTTAACAAATTGGTTAAAGTGCTTCATCAATGCAGCTTTACGCTTTTCACGCTTATCTTGGTTTTTTTCTAGCGTGGTTTGTTTGTGCGGTTGCAACAAACTGTTTTCAGGCTTTATCTTTTCTTTTTTAAACATTACATATCCTTCATAGCGTCAGAGATTACTTGTCTGCGGGGCTTTTTAGCGGTTTTAGCGGCATCTTTAAAGTCTTGGGCGGTTGGTGCGCCTTTAGCCCCAGCCTTTTTCATCTTTTCGCCTGAACCAGCTTTAATTCGCTCACGCTTGGCGTGTATATTTGCGTATAGTCCGTTTTTCATTAGCAACTCCATCTCGCTCTTGCTGCTTTTCCTCGTTCCCCAGTCCAGCCTTTAGACCTTGCACAAAAACTGTCATGGCGTGGCCCACTAGATTGGGGGGCTTGTAAATTTGCGTTGTTCTTACGATTGTAGGCGGCTCGACCTTTGGCGGTCATTCCCGCACCTTCTTCGACTGATAAGTAGTTGCGACCTTTGCCCTTTGTGGTTTTAGGTATGGGCTTATCGTGCTTATCCATGGCAGCACGGATTTGGTCACGCCTACTCATGCTTTTTCTTCAATGTATTTGGCGTAAGCATCTTCAAGTTTAGCTTTGCGGTTGCCTTTGGCGGCTTGGCGTTGGACTGACAAAGCAATGGCTAAACT